GGAGGATTCGACGTCCAGATCGACAGGGGGTTCACCGCCAACCTGAACCAGTGGTACCACATCGCCGTTGTCCGCACGGGCGGCGTCATCAAGATGTTCGTGGACGGCGTGCAGCTTGGCGCGGACGACACCAGCGTCGCCTCACGCGCGCTCCGCGACAGCGCCGCGCCGCTGACCATCGGCGGCGATGCCCGCTCTGCGGGCGGTAACGACTTCCGGGGCTACGCGGACGAACTGCGAATCTCCAAGGGGATCGCTCGCTGGACGGCCAACTTCACGCCCCCGGCCGCCGCCTACACGCGGGATGCGAACACCGTCTTGTTGATGCACTGTGACGGCCCCAACGGAGGCACCGCCTACACCGACTCCTCCGGGGTGGCGGGCGCTCCCTTCGACCCAGGCCCAGACCCGGCCTGGCTGGAGATCGAGCGATGACCCTGGTTCCGAACTACGTCCCGACCGACTGGGTGAACACGGTAACGCCGGTCGATGAGCCGAAGATGGACAACATCGACCAGGCCATTGACGTCCACGCCGACGCGATCAATGCGCTGGACACCCGTGTCACCACCGTCGAGGGTCGGCCTGTTGTTCCTGCCGTCGTCAACGGCAAGTGGATCAAGGGCGTCTCCGGGGCGATGGTCTGGTCGGACATCACCCAGGCCGATGTCGCTGGGCTGTCCGCAGCGCTGACGGCGAAGGAGGCGACCGCGAACAAGGGTGTGGCGAACGGTTACGCCTCCCTGGACTCGGGCGGCAAGGTGCCGACCACCCAGCTTCCCGTCTCCATCGACCTGCGCTGGGCAGGCACCTACGCCCCGGCGACCGCCTACAAGGAGGGCGATGTCGTCATCTACCAGGGCGTCTCCTACATGGCGCTTCGCCCCTCCACGGGTGAGACTCCTGCCCCCTGGTCAACAGCGGCCGGGGCGCTCCAGACCTTCTCGAACGCCCTCGCTGCCGACGTCAGCATCTCCTCGATCAACACGAACTTCGACGGGCCGCTGCTCTCGCTGGTGGCGGGCGTCTACGAACTGTCCGGGGCCGTCTTCGTCACCCGTGCCGGGAACGCGGGCTTCGTCACCGCCAGGCTGTGGGACGGGACGACCGTGATCTCCCCGGCCGAGATGCACACGAGCCAGCTTGCCAGCGGCCAGGGAAACTCGCTTGCCGTCTCCGGGATCGTCACCCTGGCAGCGACGACCACGATCAAGATTTCCGTGCAGGCGAGTTCGAGCGGCCACATCCTGAAGGCGGCGACAGCGGGCGGCGGCACGCCTGCTGGTGCCTCCTACCTGATCGCGGTGAAGGTCGGATGAACTTCGGCGTGATGATCGACCGGGTGAAGTACACCCTGGGGATGCAGGAGATCACGTCCCACGACGAGATCGTCTTCGTCAAGCAGTACCTCAACGAGGGGCTGCTCGACGTGATCGTCCGCACTCGCCCATACACGCGGGTCATCACCATGACCCTGACCGAGAACACGCCGATCCATGACATGAGCACGGACATCCTCGCCCTGCTCGACATCGAGCATCCGAGCTACGGCTTCCTGGAGCGATTCACCCGCGAGGACATCACCGTCGCGCAGCAGGGCAACAACCCCGGCTTCGCCTATGAGGAGCCGCTGCTCTGGATCAGCCCGATCCCCGGCGTGGCGACCCAGGTGAAGGCATACGGGATCTTCCGCCCCTCGCCGCTGGTGCAGGACACCGACGACCCGGCCAACTCGAACTTCGGCGGGCTAGCGCCCGAGTTCCACCCGGCGATCATCAACTACGCCTGCTGGAAGGCAGCCGAGTACACCCAGCACGAGCAGTCCGCGATGGGCGAGAAGTGGCGTCTGGCCTACGAGGGCAAGGACGGCACCGAGGGAGACATCGCCAGGATCAAGCGCATACTTTCTAAGCGCGTGACCCCGCGCGGCTACCCCCGCCGTGACCTGGCTGGCAACCTCGGCGTGCTCTCCGAGTCGGGCAGCTACATCGGGGGCTAGGTGGCGAGGCCGCAGAGCATCCTTGGCGAGGTCAAGGGGATGGCCCGCGACTTCTCCCTGGACTCGATGCCGAAGGGCTATGTCTGGGATCTGGTCGATTACATCCCCTCCCAGCGCGGGGCCGAACTGGAAGGCCGGGGGCCGTGGACGTACCTGACCCAGAACCCTCTGGGCGGGACGATCTGGGGAGGCATTGACGCTGTATACAAAGCGGGGGAGAAGCTGCTGGTCGCCGCAGGCCCGAACCTGTACGACCAGCCCCGGATGCCAGCGGGCGGCGGCTCGATCCCGGCCAACCTGGTCGGCAGCCTGTTCGCCTCGATCCTGCACAACGGGCGCTTCTTCTTCGACAAGGTGTACTTCGCGGACGCGCAGGGCCTCGCCAACCCGAAGTACGTCACCTTCGACGGCACGACCGTCGCCATCAACTCGCTGGCCGGGGCGAACACTCCGAAGGCGAAGCTGCTCTGCGTCTGGAAGGGCAGGCTGCTGGCAGCAGGCGACCCGGCCCAGCCCGAGTACGTGCGCTGGGCACCGCCCTTCGGCTCAGCGACTCCGAACGGGCCGCTCTCCGACTGGGCTGTCGGTGCCTCGCTGGGCATGGATCGCTCGATCACCGCGCTGGGGCCGATGGCGAACGTCTGTGTCGTCTTCCACGACGGGATGACCTCGCGGATCAAGGGCGGGACGATCCCCCCGGACGGGGTGCTCACCCAGCGAGACGGGATGGACACGACCAAGGACGTGTTCTCCGACCAGTTCGGCTGCGTCGATCCAGCCTCGGTCGTGCCCTGGCAGGAGAACCTGATCTGGGCCTGCTCGCACGGGGTCATGCTCACGGACGGATCCACGATCCGCTGCCTGACCGACCAGGGTGGGATTGGCCAGGTCTGGCGCTACCTGTACGGGCTGAAGCGCTCGGGCACGCAGGTCTCCTGCGGCATCTACCTGAACCGGCTGTTCTGCTCGATCCTGACCCAGTGGGACAACTCGACCGCCAGGGAGGATCGGCCCTTCACCTTCGTCTGCGACCTCGCTGATCGCACCTGGTATCGGCTGACCAACATGGTCGGCACCTGCCTGATCCCCTCAACCACGGGCGCGGAGCAACTCTGGTTCGGCACCGACTACATGAACCAGAACGCCTCCTTCGCCTACCGGCTGGCTCGCATCTCGCCCGTGTTCACGGGCCTGACCGACATGGATCCCGACTTCGCTGGCGGCGGCAGCTTCCCCGATGCGGTCGATGCGAACGGCGTGCCGATCCTGCCCCGGATCACCCTGGCCTGGACGACGCTCAGGGGCGAGGGGCAGAAGCGGATGCGCTCGATCTACGTCTCGCACGCCACCCAGAAGCAGACCCCGCCCTCCTCAGACGTGCTCCAGGTCGGCTACCGGCTAACGCCGGTCGTGCTCGACTCCTTCGTCAGCGCCGGGGGGCTGCCCTACTCGAACGTGTATGACCGCAAGCGCCTGCCCGTTGGACGTCCCGGCTACGGGATCCAGGTGCACATCGAGCAGGTGCTCCCCTCGCACATCTCCCGGCTGTACGACGTCTCCATCGAGAACTGGCCGGTTGATGGCAGCAGGGTGACGTGAGCAGCGACGGCACTCGCGGCGACAGCGGCGGGACTGCCTTCAGGGTCACTCCTGGCGAGGCCACCCAGGTCGCGCTCACCGCCGAGGAGCAGCAGATGGTCACGAAGCTGCTCGGGGATCCGACCTACTTCCCCATCGAGTTCCGCCGCTGGCTGGAGGACTTCCTCGACAACTCCGACTTCAAGATCAGCCAGAGCCAGATCATGGGCGGGGGCGCGGGGGGAGGTTCCTCGAACCCTTCGCTGCTCCCCGCCGGGATCATCCTGCCCTACGCCACCACCACCATCGGCAAGGACTGTCTGCTCTGCAACGGGGCGACGATCTCCCGCACCGACTACAAGGAGTTGTTCGACGCCATCGGCACCGCCTGGGGGTCGGGCGACGGCTCCACCACCTTCAAGGTTCCCGACCTGCGCGACCGCGCCCTGTACGGGGTCGGCTCGACCGTCTCGCTGGGAGGGACGGACGGCAAGGGCCTGGGCAATCGAGGCGGGCCGAACCACCACCACGACATCTCCGGGAACACCGGCAACCGAGGAGGCCACTCGCACAGCTACGGCGCGATGACCCCCGACTACGACCAGTATTACGGTGCCTACGCGCCTACCTTCCAGGTCTCGTCCATGAAAAGCCTCAACACGAACAGCGTGCCCGACCACAGCCATCCCTTCTCGGGACAGACCTCGGGTGGCTATGGCATCGACCAGCCTTCCTGGGCGGGGATCCAGTACGCGATCACCACCGGGCGCTCCGCGACCACCTAGCCGTCCTCTCGCGGTCGTACACTTCTCCGCATGGCAATCCCGCTCAGCGTGGGCAAATACCAGCCGATCAGAAACACCTTCGGCGTACAGCAGGGAGCAGGAGGCGGCGGCGGTTTCCAGCCGGGGGCTGGCTACACGAGTCCGTACCTGAGCAAGAGCTACACGAACATGGCGAGGCAGGCGGGCGGACAGTACATGCCCACAGCGCCAGCGAAAGACCAGCAAGGCGCGACGGGCGGGGTCATCCCGACGATCCAGCTTCCACAGACGCAGGCTGCCGTGCCCGCGTTCACCCCCGACTACGCCTCGATGATCGGCGGCTCCTACGAGGTCGAGGGCGCAGAGTCCGCGATGGCCGCGCAGATGGCTGCGGCCCGTGCGCAGTTCCAGTCCCAGCTTCGCCAGAACTTCATCGACCTCGGCTACTCCGGGGACATGAACAAGGAGAACGGCCTCGGGGACTTCTCCAAGTACATCGACAAGGACACGATCCAGAAGGCCATCGACAACAAGTACAGCGCCTACGCGCAGGTCAAGCAGCAAGAGGCCAAGACCAACGCGGCCAACGACGCCTTGCTCGCCTCCTCCGGTTTGTCGCTCGGCGGTACCACCACCGCCACCGCGACCGACACGATCAACCAGGCTGAGCAGGCCCGCTACGAGGGGCTGCGGAACTTCCTCTCCGGTGGACAGGCGGGGCTGTCCAACCTGACCAACCTGAAGCTGCAACTGGCGCAGGGCGTAGCGCAGGCGCGCGCCGCTGCCGCCGCTCGACTTGCACAGATGTACCCGCCGACTCCGGGCACACCCGCAACCACGCCGAACTGGGACGACTACTGGGGCAGCTACCAGGGCGGCACTTGGTCGTTGCCGGGGACGGGCGGCTGGATCGTTCCTTCAGGCGTGCCGAGCGCCACGGGCAGCCCACAGCCCTGGTACGTCGGGCCTGGCTCGGGCGTCCCCGGCGACCTTAGCTGGCTGCACCCGCACTGATGCCTTACGACTGGGCAACTGGCAAGC